GTATTCATCGTTCACAATACAAGACATTTGAAAATCCATCATTCTTGCAGGTCTTGGATCCTCAAAGTTAATTACATCTGTTCCCTGTGGCAATTGTATATAGTAAACTCCACTCATCCAGCCAGATGGATGAACATGGGTAAAGTTCATTCCACCTTTTGGATTTATATTACCCCACATTGAACGAATCACCATCTGTGGACGATTCTTTGATAAATTTTCAATAATACTTTGAGTAATTGCCGTCGTCTTTTCTAGTAGTGGTTTGAATACTTCATGTTCCCACAAATTTGTTTCACTCTGCCACCCACCACGATTACTCCTCACAGTTCCGGGTGTCTTTTTCGACATATCAATCAAAAAGTTTTTATATTTTTGATTTTCATCGTGCTCAAAAATATCTACACTATAAAACCTGGTAGGAAAAATATCCCCCTGTTTAATATTAAACATATATTCAAATCAAATATTCTAATTATATCAGGTTATATATTTGCCTGCAACATTCACAGTTAAAGCATTTGCAACTGATGCTGTGGCAACAATTGTATCAGTGGCTTCGATTCTCTTTTGTCTTGGAAGAATCTGAACATTGCTGTTTTGAGGAATCGTAAGATTATATGCCAGATATCCAACACGAACAGAACCACCTCTGAAAATAGAAATAGATGCATCAACATCTACAGTATCACTATAATTTGCAAGCACAATCGTATTAATTACTGATGGATTAGTGACAGAAGTAAAGACTGTTTGATCTGTGGTTGCAGTAATATTTGAACCGATTCCAATATAATCCGTTGCATCATCTTGCTTATATGTAATCCAACAATCAAGACCATTTGCAACTCCTGCAGGATTAGTTCCGAGACCAGCATAAGAAGCAAAACGAAGATTGTCTGATGGATTTGCGACCAGTGGTTGATCAACAACTTCTAGTGCACCTTGATAAGGAACAATAATTTTATTCGTGATTGGAACATTCTGTCCACCATCATAATCCATTCTAGTGGTCACATACAAATCACTTGCTGTCACATTTGTGATGTGCACACTTTCAATGACATATCTCTTACTTGCAGTTGCCGGGAAAGTGACACCAATAGCAGTGAATCCATCAATATCATCCGATGAAGAAGCATAAGCAGAGGTTGTGATTCCGGTGTCAAATCCACCACCGCCGCCTCCACCTCCAGCTTCACCTTGGAATCCTTGAGCACCATCATCGCCTTGATAACCTTGATTTCCCTGTGCTCCGGTATCACCTTGATGTCCTTGATTACCCTGTGCTCCAGTATCACCTTGATATCCTTGATTTCCCTGTGCTCCGGTATCACCTTGATGTCCTTGATGTCCTTGATTACCTTGTGCACCAGTATCACCTTGATGTCCTTGATGTCCTTGATTACCTTGTGCACCAACATCTCCTTGTGCACCCGTATCACCTTGATGTCCTTGATGTCCTTGATTACCTTGAGCACCAGTGTCTCCTTGATGTCCTTGATTACCTTGAGCACCAGTGTCTCCTTGATGCCCTTGATTACCTTGAGCTCCGGTGTCTCCTTGATGACCTTGATTACCTTGAGCTCCGGTATCACCTTGATGTCCTTGATTACCTTGAGCACCAGTGTCTCCTTGATGTCCTTGATTACCTTGATTACCTTGAGCACCAGTATCACCTTGATTACCTTGATTACCTTGAGCACCAGTGTCTCCTTGTGCTCCAGTGTTACCTTGATTACCTTGAGCACCAGTGTCTCCTTGTGCTCCAGTGTTACCTTGATAACCTTGATTGCCTTGAGCTCCAGTGTCTCCTTTATCACCAGTTCTAGCAAAAGTAATGATAATGTCTTCACCATCACTAAATGGATTGGTTGCTGATGAGTCAACAGGACTTACTGTAATATCAAAATAACCAGTGTTGTCAGTCAGGCTGGAAATTGTGAATAATATGAATTGACTTGCGTCTGTTTTGTTTGAAATTTTGACATGGCCCTTGATAGTGCTCGTAGAGTCATCAATAGTTTGTAGATAAGATGATATATCATTACCGCTCTCATCAGTATCACAGATATAGATACCAGTTGCAGCATTTTGCGTAGAGTTGTCTAATCTTAAATCTCCAGCACCAGGATTGGCATCTGTAGTATTTGTTTCAAAGGTGTAATAGAATGTGGCACCACCGAAATTACCTTCAGTGCCCTGATTGCCTTGATAACCTTGATTACCTTGAGCTCCGGTGTCTCCTTGATGTCCTTGATTACCCTGTGCTCCAGTATCACCTTGATGTCCTTGATTACCTTGAGCTCCGGTGTCTCCTTGATGTCCTTGATTACCCTGTGCTCCAGTATCACCTTGATATCCTTGATTTCCCTGTGCTCCGGTATCACCTTGATATCCTTGATTTCCCTGTGCTCCGGTATCACCTTGATGCCCTTGATTACCTTGAGCTCCGGTGTCTCCTTGATGCCCTTGATTACCTTGAGCTCCGGTATCACCTTGATGTCCTTGATTACCTTGAGCACCAGTGTCTCCTTGATGTCCTTGATTACCTTGAGCTCCGGTGTCTCCTTGAGCACCTGTGGCACCTTGATTACCTTGATTGCCTTGATTACCTTGTGCACCAACGTCTCCTTGAGCACCTGTGGCACCTTGATGTCCTTGATGTCCTTGATTACCTTGAGCACCAACATCTCCTTGAGCACCTGTGGCACCTTGTGCACCTTGAGCACCTACATCTCCCTGATTACCTTGATTACCTTGTGCACCAACATCTCCTTGAGCACCTGTGGCACCTTGAGCACCAGTGTCTCCTTGATTACCTTGATTGCCTTGAGCACCTGTGTCTCCTTGATGGCCCTGATTACCTTGAGCTCCAGTATCACCTTGATATCCTTGATTTCCCTGTGCTCCTTGAGCACCTTGAGCACCTATATCACCAGATCTAATAAATTCAAGAACTATTGATTCATTATCTGATGGTGCAGACCCTACTGGGTTTTGGACATTAATATTAGTCCATCCAGTTTGTGCACTAACCCCAGTAACTTCAAAAATACAATATGTTACATCCGAATTTGTATTTGATTTTATAATTAAATGACCTTTAACGGTATTGGTAGAATCTCCCCAAGTATCAACATAAGTTTCTATATTTGCTGCATCTGATGTTAGTCCATCAACATATACTATTGTTACAGAACCAAATGTAGCATTGTTAAATCTAACATCTCCATTAGATGGGTCACTTGCCTGACTTGCACCATCAAAGAGATATAAAAGACCTCCTTTATCACCTTGATCTCCCTGATATCCCTGATTTCCTTGATTGCCTTGTGCACCTTGAGCACCAGTATTTCCTGTGGCACCTTGAGCACCAGTATCGCCAGTATTTCCTTGATTACCTTGATTGCCTTGATTACCTTGATTACCTTGATTTCCTTGAGCACCTGTGGCACCTTGTGCTCCAGTATCTCCTTGATTACCTTGTGCTCCTGTATCACCTTGATGTCCTTGATTACCTTGTGCACCAACATCTCCTTGAGCACCTTGAGCACCTGTGGCACCTTGAGCTCCCGTATCGCCTTGATTACCTTGTGCTCCAGTATCTCCTTGATTACCTTGAGCACCAGTGTCTCCTTGAGCTCCAGTATCGCCTTGATTACCTTGAGCTCCAGTATCGCCTTGATTACCTTGAGCACCTGTGGCACCTTGAGCTCCCGTATCGCCTTGATTACCTTGAGCTCCTGTATCTCCTTGAGCACCTTGAGCTCCAGATCCAGTAAGACCTTGATGTCCTTGATTACCTTGAGCACCAGTGTCTCCTTGAGCACCAGTGCCTGTAGCACCTTGATTACCTTGAGCACCTTGAGCTCCAGTGTCACCAATATTACCAGTTCTAGCAAAGGTAACTATTATATCTTCACTATCACTAAATGAAGATGCACTCCCAGAAACAAAAGTTACAGTTACTTTATGATATCCAGTTGCTTCTACATTTGTTCCACTAATTGTAAACAGTGCAAAATCACTAGCGTCTAATTTATTAGATACTCTAACATGTCCCTTAATTGTAGAAGTGGAATCATCAATAGTTCTTAAAAATGATTGTATGTCAGTTCCATTATCATCTTCATCATCAATATACATTAATGTAGCTGATGATAAAGTAGCATTGTTAAATCTTAAATTTCCCTGACCGGGATCAGAATCTGTTGTTGTAGTGCTAAATGTATAATCAAAGGTAGCACCACCAAAATTTCCATCATTGCCCTGATTTCCTTGAGCACCTGTGGCACCTTGAGCTCCCGTATCGCCTTGATTGCCTTGAGCACCAGTGTCTCCTTGATTACCTTGATTACCTTGGGTTCCTGTAGCACCTTGATTACCTTGATTACCTTGATTGCCTTGAGCACCAGTGTCTCCTTGATTACCTTGAGCACCTGTGTCTCCTTGAGCTCCAGTATCGCCTTCATTACCTTGAGCTCCAGTATCGCCTTGAGCACCTTGAGCACCAGTGTCTCCTTGAGCACCTGTGGCACCTTGTGCACCTTGAGCACCAGTATCGCCTTGATTACCTTGATTACCTTGGGATCCTGAAGTTCCTTGATTACCTTGATTACCTTGATTACCCTGTGCACCAACATCTCCTTGAGCACCAGTAGCACCTTGAGCTCCAGTAGCACCTTGAGAACCTGTGGCACCTTGTGCTCCAGTAGAACCTTGTACTCCAGTATCGCCCTGATTTCCTTGATTACCTTGGGATCCTGAAGTTCCTTGTGAACCCTGTGCACCTGTAGACCCTGCGGCACCTTGAGATCCTGTGTTTCCTTGATATCCTTGATTACCTTGTGCACCTTGGAAACCTTGATTTCCAGCAACTTGAGATATCCAGATTAAATTGGAACCTGTGGAACTTAATACCGATCCAGATGAACCTACGTTATTGTTTGAATCATATAGTGAATTTTCAATTTTAATATTACTTACTGTCGAAAACCCAGATACTAAAATATCACCACCAACATGAAGTTTTGATGTTGGTATTGTCGTTCCTATTCCAACATTACCTTCAGTAAAATAAGTATCATAATAATTAGTCCCTACTCCAGCAGACCATGTATTGACTGCAAATACTGTAGTTCCAATACCAACATTTTTAGAAGCGTAAAACTTACCATCATATGTGTTTAGGGCTATTTCTCCTAAAGATAATTGGTCTCCTGTCGGAATTTTTCCGGCGACAGAAGACCTTTTAATTCTTATCGTTGGGTCAGCCATTCAACTTCCTCATTGATGGTATTTACCTTAAACCTAGTATATACCAGGCATTAAAAATATTTATCTTTCAGAAAGTCCCAGCATCAACATCTATTTGATTATCTAAATCACTTCCCAATTGATTTAAAAATACAGTAGATATTCCTGGAGATGAGGTTTCATTTACAGCAGCTGTAAATATTTCATCAGGATTGACTGCCTCATAAGTTTGTGTTGACGAATTGTACATAATTACGTACTTATCAGATACTGAATCTCCATTAAAATCTGAAAGATCTGAAAATTTTGCAGGCACAGCTGTTGCTCCTATACTAACACTAGATACTGTTAAAGAAGACTGGGTATCTAAAGAAATGCTATATTCTGAACTTGTTAAAGATACGTTGTATTCTGTCATGATGATACAGAATCATTAACTAAAACCATACCTTGAATAACTTTTGATACAGAACCTCCACTATCAGTCAACAAAACATCGTAGTAATTTCTTCCAGAACTTAATTCTGAAGTAACTGTGGATGCCATTGATATTATAACTTTTCCCGTTGCTTCAGTTATGGTTGATGCAAAAGATACTGAAGAAGATGCTGTTGGATGTTTTTTAATTTTTGCAGATATTGAAGAACTTGCCAAATTTGCAATCGATTCATCACTATTTGTTAGATTAAAAGTTGCCTCAAAGTCGGTTCCTTTATCTATTGTTAAATTTACCGATGTTGCTGCCATGACACACTTGTATTTTTAGTTATTTATCTTCGTTTTGTTTTTTCAAGAGTTTAGCTAATTCTGCTGTAGAACCAACAAAGAGTGCATTAGTAACATTTGTTGGACCTTTTGAACCTTTATCTTCCTCAACATCCTTTAGTTTTTTCTGAAGTTCCATTAATTTATCTGTCGCATCTGAAACACTTTTAATTAATTGACCAGCAACTTCATATGCCCTTGGTTGCTCCGTTTCTTGAGCTAACTCAAGAATACCATTAATTGCTTCTTGACCTTTTTCAATTATCGAATATAAATTTCCTCTCGTATATTCATAATCTTTTTGAACATCATTTGAAATCTTTTTTTCATCAGGTGTTATTACAGGTACATTCATGTCATTTTCTTTTTCAGGAACTATTTCTGCTTCTACATTAAAAGCATCGCTCAAATCTTCATACTTTTTAGTCATATTTTTTAATTACTTAACTTATAGTACCATCAAAACCAAAATCATCTCCAAATTCGACAAGTGCATTATCGGTTGCTGTAATTGGTTTTATCGGAGCACCACGAAGATGATCTGTAATAGTAGTGCCATCTTTACCCCTTTCCACTGTCATAGTATTGCCATCAATTCGAGTGACAAATATTTGCTCTCCTTCCAAATCAAGATACGTTTTATTTGTAATAGAACTTGCATCATCAACTTCAATAGATGTGTCTGTTTTTACAATATCTGATGTTAGATTGGTTAATACATCACCACTATAATTCTTAATTGCTCTTGGGACGGCCGTGTAAGAAAGATTTCTTGTGGTATTTGTAGTATCTGTACCAGTAATATAACTGATTGTTGAAGACTTGATAATATCCTTGGATGCAGAAGAAACAGGTCCAAAAAGATACGTCTTTGCACTAAACCTCAATGTGTAAAGAAGAACTCTTCTTGTAGAATAATCGCCCTCATAATCATCTTGCATTGTGACATTTTCTAAAACAATGGGAATATCCCTTTTCTCATTTATTCCAGATTCTACGAGAGTCACTGATAGATTATATGCTGGTTGAAAATATGGAAGAATTTGCTCAACTATTTGCAAAGCATCATCATTGAGTTTTGTCATAATACTCAATTCAAACTGCATATTATATGGAACAGGCATGAACGATTTCTTAACGTCCGATCCATCATTTGGATTTTTTACAACAAATTGTTGAGTTGCGGTAATTTTTCTAGAAGGATCATATGTAACACCAGTAAATTCAAATGACATTCTTGGTAGTGTCATTTGAGTTGGTTTATTTAAATCCGGAGATTGCTCAAGTCTTGCTAAAAACTTCTGTGTGGGCCCATATGCAAGAGGCACTTTCATTATATTAACAACAGAATCTGCAGAATTTGTCTGCCTAATTTCTATGCTGTTGAATAATGTTCCAAAAGCAATGATTGTTTTTCTAAAAATTTCGTGATAAAAATAATCAAACATTTCTACACTTTAGAGGGCCAATAAGTTCTATTTATACTTTATGCCTGACCAAAAGGATTTCCCTCTGAAAAGTCGATAATTGCATCAGCTTCTGTCTCTATATCATCATTACTACTAAATCCATCTGATGCCTCAAATTCAGTTATCGTTCTTATCATATAAGATGCTTCAGAATCTTCACCAACGACAGTTTCTCCGGAAACAAATTCTCCACTAGCAGAAGCAATTTCAAGAACACTAGTATTTACATTCCAAGATCTAACTCTTGCTGTTGTTCCACTAGTAGAACCTGTAATAACTTCATTGAAAATATAAGTTCCAATTCCAGACAAATATGGAGATCCTATGGTGACCGTTGGTGCTTCAGTATATCCAGTACCAGTATTTGTAATATTAATTGCAGTAATTGTTCCTGCAGAACTCACCACCGCAGTGGCAGCGGCTGATACTGTGGAAATTCCTGTAAACGTGACAGGTGGGGCAACAGTATAACCAGATCCAGCATTCGAAACTGTAATTGGACCAATAGAACCTGTAGATATCATAGAAGTCGCAGCTGCACCACTTCCACCACCTCCAATGAATCTAATTCCAGGTGCAGTGGTATAACCACTACCAGGATTAACTAAATTAACTGATTGAACAGACTTTGCGTTAGGATTAGTATTGTCTGTACATACAACAATACCACTAATCATCACTGCCGTTGCTATTCCAGTAGTTCCTCCAGAAGGTGCAGAGGATATAGCAACTGTTGGTGCACTTGAATACCCACCACCACGATTAGTGACTGTAATATATTGAATTGATCCATTTAACACTTGAGATATGGATGCAGTTGCAGTCACTCCTGCACCAACCATATTTAAAGTTTGTACACTACCAAATGAGACATAACCATCGTCTAAATTTGTTGAGATTCCTGTAAGAACATCATCAACTTCTGAAATACCCGTATCGAGGATATCATTTTGTTCCATTCTGAATAGTTCACATTTCAGAACATAAACATAGTTTTTTCTAAGTTGATAGAATGGTTTTTCGTGCTCAACAAACTTAATTTCAAAAATCCTATCGCCTAGTGGAAAATAAATTAAGTCTCCTTCTTTTGGCCGAGTAGTTAGTTTTACGTTAGACCTATCTTTGAGTAATGGTGATATATATTGCTCATATCTTTCTTTAGAAATTATCAATTCAATTTCATTTGTTGCTTGTATACCAAACTTTGAAAGGATAGTTGTATTATCACCATACCCTTCATAATTATTGACATATGCCTCAATAGGATGAGCCTGATCAAATTTTGATTGAATGACTTCTTGGATTATTGTCTTTTCAGTTGCATATTTTCTAGGAATATAATGTACTTCTACACCATACATTCTCAATTGCTCATTTATGAGATCTTGAACCAGACCTTGCTCTGTTTGCGACCCTTGTAGAAAAAATGGATTTAGCATAGCATTAACCAATCATATCTAATGGAGGAAGTTCGTATGTATTTGACATTTTTTCCATTAGGTCGTCTATTTCTTTTTGAGCATCATCATATAACTGTCTTCCATTAAGCTCCACACCACCGGGAAGTTTTACGCCTTGAAATTTAATTAAATTTTGGCCCCACTGTTTCTTAATCAGTGAAGTCACATATTTTTTCAAAAAAGAATCATTCCATACTTCAGAATATGAATTTGGATCTAAAACAGAAAAACAATCGATGATAAAAAAGTCTCCGGCATTTACCGTATTCCAATCAATATCCAAATAAAGTCTATCTTGTCTCTTATTATATCTAATTTGTTTTTGTGTAGTAAGTAAAAAATTAATATCTTCAAGATATGTTTTTACCATTGAATAAGATAAAAGTTCTGTCGAACCCCAATAATAAACGTCATTTAAAAATAATTGATATTTGGCACTAAACATATTGCTGGAAACAGCATTAGATCCATCAAAATGAAATATTTTAGTAACACCAATTACAGAATTTGGAATTTTTAAATAATTTGAATTTTCATAATAACTGAAAGTTGTTGCTGTACCAACAATTGTTTCTGTGGCAGAAGTCGTAGCGATACCAACACCTGTCGGGGCCTTTGCTTTTCCTCGATTTATGTCTTCTTCTGTTATTTGATATTTAAATAATGCAGGATATACACCATCAAAATGCCGTTCTTGAAAAAATTGAACAGCATCATCAATTAAGTCATCAATTTGCTCATCCGCAACATTAATTTCTAAAACTGGCGCTCCCAGTTTTCTTTTTGCATAATCTATTAACTCTTGTTTTGTGGATGGTTGCGCCATATCTATGGACTCTTTTTTGAATATTTATGGCATTTTAGCCATGTTGGTTAATACCTCTTGTTGCTTATAGTATAACTTAATATATGCTTTTAACATATTCTTAAGAGAATCAATGCAAGTAATATTATCAACTTCTTTAGAAATTTTAAAATATTCAAATTGCTTATTGATATTATCCAGTTGAATTGATTCAGGATCCATTAGTTAATCTCCTTAGTAAGGTTTTAATTTCATCTAGATCTTTTTTCATATTAGCAACTTCTTCCTCCATTTGCAAGGATTTTTGTTTTTCTTCGTTTTTTTTATTGCGACGTGCAATATACTGATCATATCCAGATTTATCTGTATTGATAATTGAATTTGTATGAGGGTCACGTCTCAAATTTGCATGACCCTCCACCTTAATTAAATCGCTCATAATACTTTATGCAAAACAAATGGTTCTTAGGTTACGAATTCTGGGGACATACACCTGATTGGATGATGCTGCCACCAGTTTTATTCTATAGAATCTGAATGATGGCAAATTAGAAACACTAAATTTATGCTCCTTGAAGGCCAAATCAAGAGATTCAAATGAACCATATGATGATGGTGAAACACGGCTGTCTGGTCTACCACTATTATTTTGTGAAGATATTATATTTCCTTGTGGATCAAGATTATCATATCCTGGGAAGGGAATGAATATTGGTTCAAAATTAGATTTATCACTGATAGCATAAAACACTCTTAAATCCGAGAACACATTGAGGTGTGCATCGAGAAGAACTTGAATGGAAGTTGATGAATTTTTTAGTTGAAGTTCTTTTGTGATGTAAGAGAAAGAAGATGGATCTTCTAATAAAGTATTCACTCTATTATCAGTATTAAAATCAGAAATTTGCGAATCAATTCTATTAGAGGTTAACACAACATTTATCCTTTCAAGATCAATAACAGGAGATACTAATTGATTATTAGTATTTAACTGTAATTGAAGATTGAATGATCTTGCTCCTGGAAGTTGAGAAATTGATGCATTTTCAAGTTCATTATTTCTAGAACAAATAATACTGGTATTATCGAGATAATTTACTTCATTTATTGTAACAGGAACTCTTGGTTGAACTACAAAAGGAAGATCAGATCCAGTTCCAGATCCATCATTAAGATTTGTTCCAGAGACTGTTCTAATTGAAGCTTTAATTGATGCTCCACTCACAGAAATATTTTGGACCATTGGTTTAATAATTTCAAAAGGCATATTTTGTGATGCATTAGTTATAAGTCCACCATCACTAGAAGTTTCTGTGAGATAAAGTTTTGGATAGCTGTTTTCATTGGTGTTTCTATCGGTTCCATCAATTCCCATATCAAGTTTTACATGATAACTATCAAATGTAATGGGTTTGGGTATAATTGTTTTATCCACATCACTAAGTAAATGTGTTTTGTTTATCCTTCTCAAAGAAACTCCATGAAATTCATACTTTTCAACTGGTGTTCCTAAGGGATAATCTCCAGGCAAATCTCCTCTAGTAATACCAGTAAGTTGACCTGCAGAAACTCCAGTATACGAAATAATTTCATTTTGTATCCTAGCATAACCTGGCATAGATGATGCAACTGAAACATTCTCAAATGTTCCAAATTGTGAACTATCATCAATTGAAATAGAATCGGTTGAAGAAGATGAATACGCTGCACTTAATTTTGTTGGAGACACATCAGAAATTACATTATTTAAAGCAACTCTATTAATTTCATGGTGCATACCATGATTTTTATGGTTTATTTTAAGATGCAAACCATCACTGACCGTAATAATATTATCGATGTATACACCACCACCAACATCATTTGCACCATTTAATGTTGTAGAAAGTCCTACACCATCTTTAATGGTATCATATCGAACAGATGAAATTCCTGAATTAAAACTTCCAGTTTGGAAATCTCCCTGAACATCATCAAGGATTAGCATATTTGTAGCAGCAATAGAAACGACTGAAAGTCTTCCATTAGCTCCAACTTCTCCAACATTTTCATTTCCAAGTTTTGGAACAGCTAGAACATCACCGACTTGATATCCTGTTCCCTCAACACCTGTTGTTACAGTTGCTGAAGAGATTACACCATCAGTAACGGTAATTTCTGCTGTGGCATCTCTTCCAAATCCAGTAACAGCAGTTACTGCAACACCAGTAAATGTAAAAGATCCGGAATTGGGAGTATAACCAATTCCACTATTGACAATAGAAAATGCTCCGTCTATAGAGCCAGCAAATCCTTTTAAATTTCCTGAAGCACTAGTTCCATCCTGCGTTACCGTATTTCCTATGCGGATATTGTCATCTTGTAAAGTTGATCCAATTCCAATTCGTACTTGCCTAGAATTTACAACCACAGAATCTTTCATTAACGTAGGAACATAGCCATCAGCATCAGAGAGGATTGGGTTATAGAATTCAACCGTTCCACTAGTGGCAAAATTGGCAACATATAAATTGAACTTGAGATCCTCCCACTGACTTGATTCCCATGCAGTGGAATTTTGTGACTTGAATAGTGATCCTAATGTAGGTTGAGTGCTAACAAATTCATCAGTTATTAAATCATTTTCTTTAACTCTAGATATTAAAACTTTATATGATGTAGATGCTGACATTAATATTAAAGCGTATTCTTTTCCCGGACTCAAATAAACTGGACCTGGCAAATTAATTCTTGTGGGAATAGATCCATCTGGTGAAACCTGAATCTCTGATGGTTCGATATATACTTCAGAACCTGGTATAAACACATTAGATTCTGGATATCCGTTGACAACATTTCTTAATTGAAAAATTACAGGGATTCCATCAGGATCAACTTGAGAGAAAAAGACATCTAAAGAAGTTAAGAACAGTCCACTAGGTTCTTCACATAAGAAAGTTTGTGCGATGGGGTCACCACCACCACCACCGCCGTTGTTCCACCGCACCGGCACGTTGTGGAACCCAGTCTGGGTTCTAGGATCGAAATTATTCCAGAAAGCACGGCCGCCACCACCTGTTCCACCTCGTGCACCTTGTGCACCTGTGGCACCTGTGGCACCTTGTGCACCTGTGGCACCTTGTGCACCTGGAGGTATCTGAAGACTAAAAGTGTCATTTGAAGTAGTTGAACCATTATCTGTAAAGTTTGTAGTGCTTACAACTTCTGTCACAACGTCAGATCCTACAAATTCCTCAACTGTGCGTGAAGTTTGAAGTTCTTGATATCGAACTTGAGCATTTCTTGTACTGATAATTTCTTCTTGAACCGTTTCTAATGTACCAGAAGATACAAATTCTGCTTGAGCACTTGTTTTATTAAATGAGCTGAAAGAATTTGGATTATCAGTTAAAGTTAAAACTTTACTGCCAGTTTCAAATTTCAAATTAGATGCAAAATTTGGATTTGGAATACGTAAATCTCCATATATTGTAGAAGCAATATCAGTTATTAAATCTTTAGCTGTTACACGAGCAATGGCACCACTAGTTTGACCCTTCAATATCATTCCAACTGAAGCATAACCAAAGAATCCATTACCACGACTTGATAAAGATAATAGGTCAATATTTAATATATCTGAAGTTGATGAGTATGAAGATGGAATGGCATTAAGTTCAGATCTAGCTGCTAAGTCGTAATAACTTTCAGTTGATGTAGAAACAACAGTAGTATATGGATTTGAAGTATATGTCCTAGATGGATCATTGAAAGGACCTTCTTTATGATCAGGTCTTGCAAGTCTAAATTTTATATAAGGATTTGTATATGTACCAGGAACTATATCAGTTGCAACAGTTTCTCCAACTTGAAATACCCCCGAAATCATTTCAACTTGTAAAAGTTTTGGAGTAACATACTTATCAACTTTAACGCCATCAAAATACGCATAGAGTTTAGTCTGTGGTTTCAATTGAGAACCAATAAAAGTAATATTGCGTCTCCTCATGAAAGTGATTAACTCTCTACTTACAACTTTATCTCCTTGAGATTCTTGATCATATCTTTCAGTAATAAGAGCCCTTACACCATTCCTTGTTTCTGTACCTGTATTGAACGTCTCTGTAATAGTATCTTCAAATACTGTTTCCGTACCTGATAGTTCTACCTCAAATGTACTAGAAACACTTCCATTCACCGTAGTTGTTTGACCTGCTCTAAGTGCATCTTGCGATGTGTTAATATTAGTTTCAAGGTCTGTATCAATTGAAAAATTACCAACTTCGGTTCTTTGAACAGAGAATGAATTGGTCCTCGTGCCAGTCCAAACAGTCTCTGGAGCATCCCAAATTATTGGCCCTAACCCAGTTTGTGGATCTGCACCAAGAATGGCAATCGTATCATTATAATTTCCTTCAACTTGAATTACTTTTGCATCTATTCTTACAGTATCTACCCAGGTATCTGATGATGGGTCTAGAGTTAATCTACCATACCATACATCTATCAAATATGGGGTTACACTTTCTTCTCTTGTACCAAATGGTTGTGTTTTCCAGAGTAATTCATTATAAGACAATGTTAATAAATTATTTGCACTTCTTGCAATATTAGTACCTTCGGGAATACTCCATCTAGCATCAGTATCAGGAGAAACTCCATCAACAGGTCCTATTTCTAAATCTACAGAATTTGTATAATGTCTTGGGCGCAATTCACTATTTCCAATATCAATACTATTTTTAAGAGGAATACTGCCCTCTTGATTGAGATTTGTCTTGAAGTTATCAACAAAAAATCCAGATTTAAATTTATTCAATCCTTCATCATCTGGTACAAATAGATTTTCAGTATTCGTTTCCAGTAATGATAAAGAAGTATAATATTCTAAATTTTTAATTCTATTTTCCAATTTAGAGATATCCTTCATTCTATATCTCTTATGTTCTAAAAATGAAACTTTTGCTTGTCTAGAAGAATATAGATATGGTGGAAGATTTATAAATCCTAACTCTAAAGCTTCATCAATTGAAACTGGTTTTTTGGGATGTTCTGATGGATCTCCTTTTTGAACTGTAATAGCTCCCGTTTTTGAAAGATAAATCCTATCAATTCTTCCAAGATAAAATGTATAATCAATAAGTATTGATTTATCTGAGGCTAAAATATTTGCAGCAGAATTTCCACTTTGATTAAAAGTTCTACCAAAAAATTCTAGAGGAGACCTCTTATCAACTTCAACACCATAAGTAGAAACCCTTGGTCTAATGTCAATAATATCAGTGTTTCTTATTCCATTAACCGTTCTAATATCTTTAGCATAATCTATTCCAGTGCTATATGATCTTGCAGTTACAATATCGCCATCATCCGATGAACTAAAATATAAATTTGAAAAATATACTTTTATTTGTTTCTTTGGTTTTTCAAAACCTGGTTTTCTTTTTATGGAAGAATAATTATAGATCGAACCAGTTTGTCCACTATTATAAAGATAATGTGATGATATATTTTTACTTGTTTCATCTAATGCTGACGGAAGAGCACGAACAGACGATTCTTGGAATCGTAAAACCTCTCCAATTTCAAATTTGACATCTGTTTTAAATAAACATTCTATTTGATTTGATGATAATTTTGATGCAACAATAGCAACTGCTTTGGATGTTTGACCAAATACCTTTTCACCAATTATTAAATCGTCCGTTGTTCCAGAAGGACCGGTTAGTGCATTCAATGTTAATTTTGGTGCCGATGGAGCTGAGGTATCTTTTGATTCAAAAATTCCCAGAACTTCCACAACATCTGGTACATTTAAAGATATTGATTCATCTTGAACTTTTGTACCAAACGGATAATTTCCATATGTTAAACCATCATTGAGAGTAGTTGACCCTGCTCCAGAACCAACATCATTTGATTTATCAATTACAATAGTATTAATTTTGTTCTTTATTTTTATTTTTGAAGTTGGTTTTACTTTACGAAGAGTTGCTATTAATTTTGCTGCACCACCAGTGTCACTTAAATTTCTTATTTGTAAAGATTTTCCGCCTGAAGTTATCTCAAATTTATCTTCCGTAAGAACCTCTGTTCCCCCATCATCACCATCAGTGCGAATTAAAATATAATCTTCTTCATCAAAAGGTTCAAATGTTTCATTGTCACCTGCTACCAATGCAGATGACAACTGGTTATCAGCAATTGTTACATCAAATGTTTTTCTAATAACCAGTTGTGCATCATCTAAAGTTACATCGGAAATATTATTTTTTGGTATTTTTGTATATAAAGTATTGTTAGTGGAACTGATTAGGGGGGATTTTAAGATAACTGCATCTTGTACATTCCAGGTTGCATTAGTTCCACCAAGTATTCTACCAGAGTGACCTACAAATCCGTACGGATTTCTACCACTGGCAATATTATTTACAGTTGGACCAGTAGCTTCTACTCTACCAGGAATATTCGGAATTGGAGTTACTAGTAAGTGTTGTCCATATCTTCCAAAACTTCCCATACCTGCTAATCCAGGTGATGGTGCAGTTTCCGTGTCTTCTTCGGTCCTTACAATCTTGACAACTCTATTATACCAGGTTCTTCCACCATCAGGCACATCAGAACCACCATTTGAACCCGTTGTGGTATACCTGATAATATCATTAACTTCCACATTATTGAGAAGTCCGTTCATATTTTCGGCAATAAATGTAGATACTCCAGGATTTCCGTCAGGATCTAAAGTACCGAAAAGATGATAGCTCGTCACGCTATTGCTGATGCTGGAAGAAGTAATAGTTCCAAGACCAATATTATAACCAATTCTGGAAAGCATAATATCTGCAGTAAATGAAACTCCAGAACCAACATCCCCTAATAAACCTGCTCCACCAATAATCGATTTTGCATCAGATAGTTTGTGAATTGTGAGACCCACACCAATTCTACTATTTTCTACACCATCAAATATGAATGGTTCATTTAAAACAAAATCACCCTTTGTGTCATATACAGTCATCGCTGTTCCTGCACTTACAGGACTTCTTAAAAATCCTGTTGCTCCAGAATATTTTCCTTTAATATGGGTAGGAACACTAAGAGTTATTGGCTCATTTAATTTAATATCAGTAAACGTTTGAATATCATATAATGTAATATCCCATTGATTTATGTCCCCATCAGTAGTATCATAAGAACCACCTTCCAATGCAAAATCATATACTCTAGCAATACCAATTTCTTTATTCGGCAAAACAGGATCTGTTCCCAAACCAGCAGCTCTTGGATCTATACGTTGATCTCTTAAACTTACAATATAAGTATTTCCAATTCCAATCGTGGGAGCACCTTTAACTCTATTCAGTTTAAAAGTTGCTCCAGTATTATATTCTATACTTTGACCTGTTAATTCTTTTGTAGTTCTTGGTTTTGCAATATCCAAATATGTTGGAGAAGTTCTATCAATTCTGTATCCTCTAACATAAGCACATCCAGGAGAAATTTTGTATATTGCAGTGCTCGGATTTGGCGTTCCACCAGAATATGTTGTTTCTCCATCATAAAAAATACCACCATTGTTACCATTATTTAATGATTCTAAAACACTTATATCAAAATCTTTTACAAAATAATCGCCAGATTCTTCAAATGTTCTTCTAGCAAATTCGTCAGCAAGATGATCATACTCAGTATATTTTTGTATCTCTTGAAGAGTATCGTTTTCAACTCTAGCTAATTCTACAAAATCTGCATCATTGGAATCGGTTAATGATTTATATGCAAGAGACACTGATAATTTAAATCTATCTGCTCCTGGTGCTGCATAATTATTAAATCCTTTAGCATTGTCTGTTAAAGATTCATCAAAATCAGAAGTTACAATTTCTTCGAGTATTCTAAATCCAATTCTTACATTAAATCTTTCAACATCAGCATTATTTTCTGCCAACAAAATTCTTTCAGATTGTACATCTACAAAATATCCTCTAATAAAATAAACACCATCATTTATTGAAAATGATGAACCTGTGATATTAGAGTTTGACGATATTGTTGATGCAAATGACTCTCCTTGAGGTATAAAATTATCATTTAACTCTGTCGTGATAACATCTGATTGTAAATTTAAAAATTCTCCATCCAAAAAAGTATCACTTTCTTTATCGGTTGCAGATGATGATGCATATTGAACATATAAAACAGTATCTCCAGTACTAGATAGTTCTGGAGGTAATACATAATCAACTATAGCTGTAATTCCTGAAGTTTGACCAATAATTCTTTTACCAACCAATTGATCAGTATATAGTGATACTGGAACACCAAGATGAGTATTGTTTATTCTAATTCCAGGATAGTTTGAGTAGTAAGACCAATTTCCGGGAATAACTTTGGCACCATCTTTAAACACATGTTGCCCAAATCTATCAATTTGATTTTGTATTATGGATTGAACACCTGTTAACTCTCTGGCTTGAACAGGATATCCCGGTTTAAACAGAATTTTATGATAATTCTTGTCAGCATCAAAATCGTCAAAATATGGAGAAACATTTAAATTTGTTTGTTGAGCCATGGGAGTTATTGGATATTAGAATTGCAAAATAATCTTGACATCTTCTTTTTGATTTGAAGATCTTGTTATAGCGGGTCTGTTATCGATGTAGATAATATTTCCAGAATGTTTTTTTACTTCTGGATTTGATAATCCATTTTCGAAAGATTGCCCAAGGAAATATGTTCTATTATTTATTGTGGTCGAGAAACCACTAAAAGAGGTACTAATTGATAAAGTTACACTTCCACCATTAATCAAAAAACTTCCTCCAGAAGTTGGAGATGCCGTGAATCTTGTTAGGTTATATCCATATTGTGGATTAGTTTGGGAAGTTCCAACCGTGTTAAACCCAGCTAATGTTCTATCCTGCCAATACTTTAGCACCCCAGTTTCTTTATCGTAATTAATAACTTTTCCAGCAGCAGTAACTCCGGTTCCAACAGTTTGAGTTATAGTAGAATCTGCAGTAAAAACTGCCGAACTATAACCAATACCAGTTAAACGAATTGCATAAACGGCACTTGCCTTATCTGAATTCAATAGTTGATTTGAACCAAATGAAAGTGGATTTTCAACAACACCTATTCTAGATATTTCATTTCCTGTAATGAAATCTGGATTTTCCAAATCATTTTCTATTCTAGTGTATAAAAGCACATTAGATGCACCAAGCTCATTGTAGATATCATAACCATGACCTCCAGCAGGAGTTGCTACTACATCTAAAACTGGTATTGTTGAAGCATCAGGAACTCCTCCAGACTTTAAATCAACATTTCCAAAAGTATATCCAGAACCTTGATTAGAAATAGTTACACTTTCTATTTCTTGATCATTATTTACAGTAACAGTACATTCAGCACCTGAACCATCTCCCTTAATTGGAACTCTACGATAAGTTCTATTTGCAGTGCCTACTCCTACACCTCTATTTTGAATTACGACAACTTTAATACTCCCATCAACAGCATTATTTCTCACTGCATCATGCTCACTATCAGTTTGCCAGTTTAATGGGACTGGCATATAACTTGTAGAATCAAACTTAATTAATTCTGATGGTTTTATAGTATAAAGATATTTCCATATATAACCATCTCCACTAGTGCCTGCGGATCTAGGTTCTAAATCCACAAATTGTGGTTCATCTAGTGATGGTTTTCCATCAGGAGTTTCTGGTGCAGTTCCATTCTGAAGACAAATATAAACACGATTATCACTATTAATTACGTAATAATTTGCTGTGTATAAAGATGTTCCATTTGAATTTTTTGGTGGGTTTGAAGCACTATAATCTGGACGATAGTAATCGTAAGTCGTTCCAGATTCCCAAGTATTTTTATTGACAACTTGTCTGACATCATTCGTTGTTATCTTTTTAAGTGCTATTGCCGTATCCCAAATATCAGACTCATTATCAAAATTATCTACAGGAGATGGAGGGTCTTCATTCCAGTCACTTTGAATAGATGTGGGATTTGGTAATCCCACAAAAGTATAGTATGAATTTGTAGTAGTCAAAATACCTGCTACAAAATTTTTCGCATTTAATATTCTAATCTTGTCTGTTACAATTGCAGCCATTTTTATGTTTTTAGTTATTTATGTGGTATAATTTCTAAATTTTAAAGAATTTTTTCTCCTCACAAAAGATCCAGTATTAATTCCAACAACACCATTATTTGTTTGTGCTGAATAAGTTATTACTCCAGTTCTTTGAGAAAGCATTAACCTTCCCCAACTATATTTACCAAAGAAATCTGTGGTAAATCCGGAAACAACTTGATCTGGAGATGGAATATCACTATCCAATCCATAATAAGTCGAAATGCTAACAATAACTCGTGTCACATAAGTTGAACCATATCCTATTATATCTCTTTCAAGAGCAGTGGTGATTCCAGAAACTCTATAAACATTATCTAAACAAGTGGTTCCAATTCCAACTATTTCATTATTTTCATCAAGTGAAGTCACACCATATCCAACGTTTGAATTAAAGACAGTAAAGTAATAACCCTCTTTTAATCCTGTTAATGTTGTTGCAGTTCCGACAATTGAAGTATCTCTCAAATAAGAATCTTGAGGTATTATTAAATCAAATGCTATTCCAGTAGAAACCCCAACATTAGTTGTTCCAACACCAACAATAATACCAAAATCGCCTTCAAAAGATACAACTTTATTAGTTTCTTGTTCAAATTGTGGTGGCGAAATTAACACTGATGGTGGATTTGTATTCGTATAACCTATTCCAGATGTTGTAATAGCTATGGAATTTATTGTTCCACCAATACTTATAATAGCGTATGCTTTAGCTACTGCTGTTGTTCCAACACCCAAAGTACCATCAGTGCTTGCAATGCTCACAGTTGCTGTACTATAACCAACACCATTTTCAGAAATAACAATAGATTGAATTAGAGTGTCATCTCCAACTATTGCAGTAGCAGCTGCAGAAACCTTTTCTCCATTTTCTACAATAATTATATCATTTTGGAAATCTAAATTAGATGCTTCATTTGATGGATTGAAGAATGGTCGAATATTATCAACAAATGCTATTGTAGAACCTATTCCAATATTAGTAATTAAATGTGCTGTGGGGAAAATGATTGGTTCATACTGCTCACGATCTTTATTTACTACAAACCCTTCGATCATTTTATCTTCAGTTTGCTTGCAAAGAGTAACAGGTCTATGAATAGAAGAGTCTGATAATAGTCCTGGACCATAATATGAATTTGTTTTAACTGTTCCAGAACTAAGTACACTATAAACAGATCTATTGTCTTGTTGATTAAATTTGTTTTGATTTAAAGATTTATCATAATTTATTATTAACTCATCACCCTCATGCACTTCATTAGTAACTTCTTTTGGCAATACATCAGTTCCACTCGTTCCTTTATAGAACAATACCTTTAATCTATCTCCGGATTTTGGAGCTTCACTAAAAGTAATTGTGCTTCCACTACTAAATGTATAGGAATCGCCAGGAATTTGTAAAATATCATTAATGAAAACAATTAAGACATCATCAACGTTTACAATTGATCCATAATCAGACTGAACTGACAATCTATTTCCAGATCTAAATAATGAGAATGTTTTTCTGGATCCATCAAAAAGATCGGAGAAATCATCAAGTGGTTCTATTTCACCGATAAACCATGCAGAAAATTCATCAGTTAATGTTTCTTGTATTGTCAATTTAAATTCTTCAAATGATGTTCCAATTGAAGAATCTGTAGGAATACCGGTAATACCTCCTGTAGGAATGGTAAGCACATGTCCTTGACCATATCCATAACCTTGATTAATGATTTCAAAATCAATCACACTAGAACCTTGTCCAACAGTAATATTAACTTTTGCCTGTGTTCCTCCACTTCCAACAGAAGTTTCACTATAAACTAAAGGTATGTTGGAATATGGGAGAGGTTCATCAAATATTACATATGGGGGATTTGTTGATGAGAATCCATCTCCACCATTTGTTATTGTCACAGACGTAACAAATCCTGCATTTATTGTACTAAAACCGACATGAGTTACATTCACAATACCCAAAGAAGTCGTAGCAACACCAACATTTACAATACCGACATCCGGATTCTCTATCTGAATCTTCACTGAAGTGCCTGCAGGTATTTCATATGGAGAAGTGGAACCAATACCAACAAATGTATTTGCTATAGAAACAATAGATGTTGTTTCTTTAATGTATGTACCAATTGCAATAGTATTAGTAGAACTTGTGTTCAAATTAATAACATTAAGGGCACTATTAGTATTTGAAAGTAAAATGTTAGTAGATCCTACACCAACAGAATATTTTGTTGTTGTTTCAATTTCATAAATGTTATTTGATCTATAACCAGAACCAGTATTTCCAATAGTAATAGATTCAACAGTATTTCCAACTGAAATTACAGCAGTTGCACCTGCAGATATTAAAGGTTGATATCCAAGTCCTCTAGATGAGGCTACAGAAACTATAATACCTCCTACAGGAACATTAAGTGAATTTGGATCAGTAGAAGTGGCACTCGCTGTTCCCGTAAATTTAATAGAACTTATTCCAACATCAGAATCTTCAGTTATAGTAAAATCATTATTAAGTCCTGGTTCTTGTAAAATACCATTTATCAATACTATCGCATTATTAGTAGAGATTCCTACAACATTTGAATTTCCTGAAGTTATTATATAAGTGTCCTCACTTCCACTAAAGTTTTGAGAAATGTCGTCAAATATGTAGTTTCCTGCATATGTGTCTGTGGTAGCTCCAACAACACCCGTTTTCATAAACGCTCTTGCATGGAATGAAGATGATGTAGTAATACCTTCCCAATCTCTTTCAGATGGTGCATTAGTTGTAGAACTTATTGGATTATTGCCAAAAGGAGCTTCAATAAAGTTTAGTGTATTTCCAATAATATTATAATTTCCTTTGATCTTTGTAACTAAACTATCCGTAGAGTGTCCAGCAAGTGAGGTTCCTGCCCAGGCTCTAAAGACCGTAATTGCATTAGTGGAACCAATACCAACTCCACGTATTCTCATGATTTCATCATCAATCTTAATATAATCACCACTAAAGAACGAAGTTATTCCCGAGAATTTGACGGAATCCTCTGTTATCAAAACTTGATCTGCTAAAGATGTTGTTACTGATGTAGAAACTATAGGAGACTGTATATAATTATCAATAGAAATTAATACTCTCTGATTTTGATTAGTTGAAGTTATGCTATGATCACTATTAATTCCAACTGAAGTTATTGTAATTGGTTCTGGGAAAGGTTTAAGGGCATTTTCAGCGGTTTGTGCAAATCTAATTTCACTTTCACTTAATTTAATTACATATACTGTAGTTGGTAATTTATCTGTAGTACCACTTCCAACAGTTATATCATCAATACCTATACTATTAGTACCAATTCCTGTTTTAGGTCTGTATTCTACTTTCTCTCCTGTTGTAAAGAAATGGTATGGTAGAATAATTTTATTATTGACCACATCAACAAAACTGCTGTCAGATCCATCAAATACTCTCTTAAATACTGGATATGTTTTATGGAGAATTTCAAAATCTTTTCTAACATCTAATTCAGTTCCAGTGTAAGTTCCTGAATTTGTTATCAATTTGGAGTTATCTAAATCAATTTCTCCAGAATCAGTTCCAGTATCCACTTTAATTGCATGTGTAAATGATTTGACATGAAGATCTCCAACTCCAGCAGCAGGAGTGAATGTAATCTGGGTTATTCCTGAATTAACACCTCCAGTCATTTCACCCAAACTATGATTAGTTTCTACATTTCCAAATTCTGTAATGTGAGCATCTGTTCCATCAGAAACAATGATAGCCTCTGACATTTGATACATATCATTATCAAGATCTGCAACTTGAATAATTGAATACGCAGCATCAAACTCACTTGAAAATTCTGCAACAGACTCTGCAGAACCACCTATTAATTCTGTACATTTTGTTATTAATGTTCCCGAACTTAATGTAGACTCAGAACCAAGTCCAGAATTTTGATTATTATAGATTTCTGTAGAGAGACCCACAGTAATAGTATTTGCACTAATTACTGCAGTTGTTCCAAGTCCTACTGATGGAGTGAACTCAATTATCAATTCATTATCACTAGAAACTGATGCACCATATGTTCCAAGACCAGATGATCCAAAAGTATCAATTGAATGTGCATTTAGTTGACCAAATTCTAATAGATGTGCATCTGTTCCATTATGAATAACATTAAGTTCATTAAATTCAGTTTGACCATCATCGACTTCAATATTGACTAAAACTTTTGCAGACCTAACACTAGGAAGGGTAGTTCCAATACCCGAAATGACCACTAAATTTGTAACCGCAGTACCAACTGTAAGTATTTCGGAAGATCCTATACTGGCTATACTTCCTTGAGGTTTTCCTGCTAATTCTGAAGAAATTCCTACAGTATGCGATGAAGATACTGTTGATATTGATACTATATCTTCTAAAGAATATGCAAAGAACGAAACATTATAATTATTATATTGATATTTTGTCGGATAAAAACGAAGCACACCATCATTGCCGTCAATCACATAATCGAGAGATCCTAAATCAGATTGAGTATAGACAGTTCCATATTGATTAATCATGCCTAAGGCGCGATCAGTATCAGTTAGAACAGTGGCCACCATCAATTGCCTTTCTCCAACAAAAGTTCTATCTCTAACGTATGTGATAAATTTTTGAGATCTTGTGTCTTCTGTTAATGTTCTGAATATTTCCGAAAATGGTGTTGATCTTGGATTACTATTAAACTCTCCACTGACATCATCAATATTAACTACTCTATTTGAAATAGATTCATCATAATCTGTTAAGATTGTGGATGTAAAATTAATTTCATTTGAAAATGTCCTATTACCATCAGAAATAAGTAAATTTTCATGAACTAAATCAAAGTTATCATAGCAGTTCAAATCTACAATATTATCGAGAGTAATAAACACGGTAGTAACTTCTTCAATCGTTGGTTTCATACTCAAAGAAGTTGGGACCGAAGATTCAATTTGTAAATCACTAAACTTTTTAAATCCTGCAGCATGATTAAGAGTACTTACACTTTCATCCCACTTATCAATACCAATTTTAGATTTTACTGCATATGAAAAATATTGATAGTAGTCGTTGTCATGTACCCTTTGCAAATTATCACTTATAAAACCTGTGGTGTTTGACCATTTTCTTCCAATTATAGAATAATAGTCTAAATCTAATCTACTTTCAAAGAAAGTATTATCTTTTACTATAGCTTTTGTTCCGAAGGATTCTGAAATTAACGTATCATTGATAAAAAATTCGTCTGCGCTTTCAATATGAACTAATTTATTGAAACTATCAAATTTTATTACCTTTCCTGTCTTAGAACCAGACTTCACAATTTCGGATTCTTTAAATCCAGTTTTATCTAACTCTATAGAGAACTTTGGAAATAGTCTTTCTGGTAATAATGAAGGTGAAGATAAATTACTAATAAATTTACCTGGATTATAATCGTCCTCAATAACACTACTCATACTAAATGTAACAATTCCTGTTGCAGTAGTAACACCTACCACTGGGAATAATTTGTAATTATAATTTGAAGAATTATATCCAGTTCCAGTAGTTCCTACTCCAACACTTACGTTTTCTACTAAAACATTATCACCAACTCTAATATTTACAAAATCTTCGGTGGTATTTTGATTGAGATTTGCAAATTTTGGTCCTTGAGCGTTAGTCAAAGAAACAGTGACTTCCTTGGTTGAAATGTCATATGTTAAAGAAGTGAATCCAATTCCAGTTACATTTTCTGTAGGAATTAATTTTGGTATAGCATCAGATAATGAAAATGTATTTTGAAGAATGTCTACCTTTTTTTCAGGTAGATTCATTTTCAAAATTGCATCATCCACAACTTTGTTAGTAATTCCATCAACTACAACAAGTTTTGGTGGTATATTGTGTCTAAAAATATTAGTGGGCCCTGTAGCACCTTGAGTATCTGTGATTATACTAATTGACTTAAACTTTGATAATTGTTCAACTCTTAATATTTGTGGAATGTATACTTCAGGTTTTAAAGTTAAATCTGATGGGTAATCAAATCCAATATCATCAATTCTTACTGAATTAATTTTACCAATACTGTCACTGAAGACATTAAGAATAGCTCCAGTTCCTATTCCAGTCACTATTTCAGAAATTCCTGGAATTTCTGAATAATATTTGCCCCCATTACCAACAGATATATTTTTTATTGGTCCATATGCACTAGATGATGTAGTATTATATGATAGTGATGTGTTTGTTGAAATATAAGCAGATGCTTCTGGTTTTACTGAAAGTAAATATGAAAAAGATGTAGATCCAATTCCAGTAACCGTATGCTTTCCAGAATAATCACTATCTATTGGAAAAATAGAATTAAAAAATTCTACTTCTTTATCTACGGAAATTTGTTTATTTTCTATTACATTTTGATTTAAATCAATGGGAGTTAATTTATAGTAAAGTCTATTTGGAGTATTATCATTGACTGTCAATGTATAATTTGCACCTGCAGTTACTCCAATTTGTCCTTCAGAAGATACTGCGAATAATGAATTTAACTCATTAGTAACATATATGTCTTTATAACTAGAATCTCTATAAAAATCAAATCTAAACGCTGAATATGAAATATTATTTTGAACATAAGATAACGAAGAATCCGATAAATCAAATTTAACCGTAGAATTTTTAACTAGATTTAAGGGGGGATTTATTAAAGATAAAGATCCTGAAGAAAGAGTAGAAAGTCCAATAAATGATGGAGTTTTTTCGAATAATTCATATTTTTCATTTGTTAACTTGATTGTATTTCTATCAACAACGTATACATAATATTCTCCCTCATCTTTAAAAGAATCATCATTAATAGATGTATTTAAAAAATTAATAACTTTTTGGCCTGTTGAAAGTTTATGATCTGTTATAGAAATTGTTCTATTTTCGGAAGAAATTCCTGATGTGACATAATCATATTCATTGACAATTAATTTTCTAATACTCTTGTTATATTTTACTTTTATTGTTTCATTAATATTTGGTTTTACTTCAACAAAAACATTATCAAGAAGAGATAATCCATGCGTACTTGAAGTTGAAACAGTAACGATGTTCTTTTCTAAATTACCAGTTACTGTGTCTGGATTATTAAATGTTAAACTGTGATATACACCTGTCCCCAACCCAACAAAATAGAGCAATTCATGATGCTCTGTTTCTGGTGTAACCCCAACAAAAATTCCATCCGTTGTTCCCGCAGAAACTTTTACTGTAGAAAGTCCAATAAAGTTGTCATTTATTTTTCCAACATATAACTCGGAATATTGGGTAAGAGGTACACTAGAACCTCCACTAACAGTAGATACACCTATTGTATCTCCAATATTTGTCTTATATACAACTTTATCACCAGTTCTTAATGTATGATATGGAAGATAAATTGCTCTGGTTGGAACAAAGACCTGAGTTTGGCCAGCACCAGGATTCGTAAATGTAATTGTAGTACCTGCACCTGCACTAATGTCTTCCCCTATTCCTATGGATTCTGTAGGATTAAAATAATACTCATAGGTTTTTCTTGAGTCATTAACTGTTGAAATTCCAATGAATGGAATCTCTACTTTTCTAGATCTTTCTACAAGTTCACTGTTAGAACCAAATACACCACTATATGTTCCATTACCTGTTCGTAATACTCTAATTCTTCCCAAATCTGGATCTATATTTAAAACCTTAAGAGTATCAAAAATTGTATTATCAGTAGCAAAACCAGCTATGCCATTATCAGATGGATTTTTAAATTCACTAGGGCCAAAAACTCTAGCTATCATTATGCCATCACTAAAAACAGTTATTTGACCATTACCATCAACATCATACAATCCATTTCCAAATGTAATTGAAGTTCCTACTTGAGTTTCTGTATTTGTTGTAGTGTTGCTGATAGTAATAGAATTTTTACCAATAGCAGTCACTGTAGTGCCAGCAGCCACAAATGTACTGTTGACGGATTGGCCAATACTAACTTTTCCACGAACAACATTATCTGGATCTGATCCATAAAAAAGATATCCCGTTTGTATACCAGTAATTACATTTGTAGAAACTCCAATATTACCTTCCCTAGAATGAAAAGATCTGAAATCCAAGAAATCTCTCACTTCTCTGTTGGTAGTTCTTGTGGCGGCGGCCGGCACACCACTATAACCAATTCCACTAATACCGCCACCTGTAGAAAAAATACGATTTCCAGAAAAAGCACCCCTTTCCTTAACCTCGTCTCCATACAGGTGTCTTACTATAACTATCGCATCATTAAAAGAAACTACTCCATCACCATCAACATCAAATTCATCATAATTATCCCATATATAGTCATATACGGCAGCATCGGTAAATCTTGTAGGATTGCTTTCAGGATCCAAAGCCTTGCTTGTAATTGCAGTTCCGACCTGTGGGAGAAGAACACGAACTGATTCAGTATACGTCTTATTTGCATATAAATTATATACATCATTTGGTTCTACAAACTTTAAGTCTGAGAAAAATGAAGTTGTATTAGCCTTAATGTTTATGTAAGTAACAATTCCGGTTATATTTTGAGCATTTAAAGTATTTTGCAGTTCAAATGTTAATGAAGAAATACCAACAGTATACTGACCCGGTTTAATGTATTTTTCAGTGCTCAGTCCAACTACATTCAATGCCTCATTATTACTAATATTATGGTTAGTAGTGTGTACAGCTACTACAGTGCTTCCATTTGGATAAAATTCTAAGTTTGGTACGATAAAGGTTTCGCAAGATATTGAAGATACACCAACTCCTCCTATCAGAGAAACTTTGTTACTTTGCCCAAAATCTCTAGAGGTGGTCGATGCGTCAAGAACGACTGTATCATCAACTTGATAATTTATACCTTCACTAACAATACCAATTGATGTAATATTTCCCCTATTTACTGATGTAATAGTAGGATCTTGATCGGTAAATTTGTAAGATTCTACCAGATAATCATAACCACTATTATCATTAGACAGCAAATATGGATATGTATTTCTACTTATATTAAAATCATTTAAATTTATATCATCCTGATTTGATCTTTTTTTGAAATTAAACTCATCTGGAGTTTTATGATATGAATTTCCAATTACATATGGAAATGTGGGTGCTTTAAAATTTTTAAATACCCCATCCTCTGATGGTATTGCGTCAAAAGTTGTAAAATACGCATAGATTCCATTTGGAAATTCTGGTGTTATGCAAAATCTTCCATTATTTTCATCAAGAGTATCTTCAGAAGAAGAATAACTCCACTCAAAGTCCTCAACAAAAAATCCTTCAGGAAAATTTACTAATGGAGGTCTATTGGGGGATAACTTTAATGTATAACCACTCTTAAGTTGTGTTACTCCTCCAGTTCCTTTATTTGTCTTGTATCCATATGGACCATATATCGGACTTCCATCATATGCCCATCCAATAATTGGTGAGTGGTTTATATTGCTAGACTCTAATCCATTCACAATTCTTAGATCATTTCTACCATACAAAATTCTCCCACCCCTATCAGTGGAATATACTAATTTTCTTAAATTTCTTGGGCCATAAGCAAAATAACACTGCAATCCTTTGCCATCATTCATACTAGGAGAAACAAAAATATCATCATCCTTGACATTTGATAGATTTTTTCGAACCTCATTCACTCTCCACGATTGAATTACTGATTCAAATTCTGCATTATTGCCGGCCGGCAACACTTCAATTGATGTGGAATTTTGCTCATATCCAACGCCAGGTCTGGATATTTTAACATCAACAATAGCACCATCTTTTAATATCGGTACTAATTTTCCAGATGTTCCTGTACCACGTACAATCAAATCTGGTATAGATGTATAATCTTTTCCAGAATTTAAAATTACGACATTGACAATTTGTCCATTTAGTATGACAGGTTTTAGTGCAGCATCAGTTCCACTAATTAAACTTACCTTTGGCAATCTTTTAAGGTTTAAGATTCTACTAGTTCCATAATTTTGTCCATTATTAGTTAAATGTATTGAAGTTAACTCACCACGAACTATTGGTTGAACTTTAGCTTCAAAAGTATCTTCACCTATAGAAGTTACTCCAACTTTTCCAATAACTTTTACAGAAATTTCTGGATAATTGAAAGTGTGTAATCCCGAACCAGAAGACGTTAAATTTTTAAAGACGTTTCTATTAAAATACAAATATTTTAAATCAGAACCGATTCCAACATCAGATAATTTAAAGGAATCATTATTAATAGTTGTTACTATATAATCCTTTGTTGTAGAAAGACCTCCAATAGATGTTTCATTAAAAGAATATCTAATTATTTCGCCAGTTTTATACCCATGATTTAGTATATCTATCGTATTGATGGAAGTATTAATACCCGCTGATGAACACATTCTCTTTTTATTTTCATAATCAAATCCAGGATCAATAATTCTTATTGAAGAAACTGATAGTTTTGGTATTGCAGTAAAAGAATGATTACCCGTTCCAAAATCCGATAAAGAAATTGTATTAATACCAGTTCCAGAGGATGCTAATGCATCTCCTTTAGATAAATGTAACTTTATATCATAATCATTAACTACATTTACATAATATGTTGAATCCGTTGACAATCCTGTGACTGCATTTCCTCCAAGAGTTTTATATACTACAGATTCTCCATTCTTAAATCTATGATATGTTGAAAATCCAATTTTTGATGTTTCAGTTGAAATTCCACCAAAACCAGATCTCAATTCAAAATCTACAGAAATGTCGAGTAGATTGGAGGAATCAAATGAGAGTGTATGATCTACAAACGTTGTATTTGCAGATGCTTTGGCTGATTTTCCATTTCCACCGGTTATTTGAATAGATGGAATATCAAGATAATCAAATCCCCCATCGATTAAATCAATATCTACAAAGTTTCCTTTCACGCCACAGACTCCAGTGGCTCCACTACCAACAGAATCTGAAATTGATAATAGTGGTGGGTTAATCACATCGTATCCAAAACCAGGGGAGGTAAGATTAATTTCTTCAATTTCTCCATAATGCACATAACTATGAGACTTATAATTTAAAATTTCAACACCATTTATAAAAATTCCAGTAGCCCCTGCTTTAGTGGCAAGTGACTTTTCATTTACTTCATCATCTCTCTGATTATGGATATTGGGAATTTTTCTGATTAATTTTTGCGGCTCAATAATCTTCCCATTAAATGCATATTTTTCTATAATATGATTAGTAATATCTACGTTTGCTTTTCCGGAAAGATCATCAATTGTAACATATTTTTCGTTATATAAATCAGATCCACTTTTTGCCAACTTTACATTATTAGAATCAACTCTATGAACAAAATATAAACCTTCATCAAAAATTTTACTAATCACATTACCATTATTATCTTTATTTGGAGTATAATAAATTGAATCTCCAGTGAAAAAATTATGATCAAAATCTTCAGTAACTTTAAGTGTAGTTTGATTATTTGCAACTAAACCAGAAAGAATTATTTTTTGAATATCTGGATTTGTAGGTGACTCAAAATACGGCAAAGAATTTGAAGCTACTAAAACACTATCATCATCATTATCGATATAAACATTTTGAACATTTGCAGTAAATTTACTAAGTTGTGGGTGTATATTAGTTTTAACTTTATTTAAAATTCTATTAACACTTACTATTCCGTTGGGATTTTCAACGTCACTTCCACGTATTAAAGAAATTTTATTATTAATTATCGTTGTAACTGTAAAATCATCAGTTAAAAATACATCATTTAGTGATTTTAATCTCAAAGTATCGCCAACTCTTAGAATATTATCATCAATAGTTGTTAATCTATAAACGAAATTTCTAGAGTCAATTAATTCCAAAGACTCCACATTATATGATTGGGAATTGTTAAATATCCAATTATTTTCTTTAAGTTTATTGCCAATTTTTCCTAAAGATTTTATTTTTATCTTAGAACCAATATTTTGTTGATAAGTTACTTTTGGAATATTATATCCACCTATCACCGATCTTATTCTTAATTTAATCCCATCAGTTCTACCTAATCCAGCAGAATATGCAAAGGATGAATAATCTATATCAGAACCATCTAAAATTCTTTTAGATATTACTGATACATCCAAAAATTGATTAATTGTCTTGTTTGAATATGTGATAGTATCCGTAGTGAAATCATTATATACAACATCTAAAGAGCCAGAATTTGGAAATCCTACTGTAGAGTCAACATCTATGAATGTTTGTCCAATACCAATCTCACCAATACATTTTGTTTTTGGGTGTATTGAAAAATTATCATATATTGATTCTGTATTTGATCCCTCTTTTTTGAGATAAGAACCATCTATGGTTATTCGATAATAATCCTTATTTAATGAACCAGTAGATATTTTCTCTACATTTGAAACTGGCGAATATGCTTCCGGTATATTTTCATCACCACTTTGATAAAGAGTTTTATTAACTAAATCATATGGATCTCCAGATATAAATTCTGCTACTAAATCCTTTGTTTTTTGATAAATGGCATTTGAAGGTGAAATAACATAGTCCGATGGCCTAACTATTTCAACGTTTTCGCCAAAAAGTGCTTTAAAAAGAATTTTAAACGAAGCATCAGTTCCTTTTATTGAATAAAAATCTTTCGCACTCCTGATAAATTGGGATTTATTTAAATTATCCGTTAATTTTTGATCACCTAGTCCATATAGATATTGTTTTTTTATCTTTTTAAAAAATTCTTGTAAGAATAATCTACTTAAATTCTCAACATTATCGCCCTCAGAATGTGAAGATGCCTCTGAATTTGAAAATACAAGATCTTCTATATTGTCTGATGATGTAAATGAAGTAATACCACTAAATCCACGTACACAACCAGTAAATGAAGTTGAAGTTGTTCCAGAATATGTGATAATTTCATCATTAATTTTTAATAATCCATATTTTTCAGGAAATCCACTAGTATTATCTACTTGAATGGAATTGTCAATAACATCAATATCATTAGAAAGAGACGTAAAACCAACAGTATTTCCATTCTCATTTATTTTAATATATGAATCTATATTTTGTATTAAGTCAAGAGGAGCTCCTGGATATTCCTGACCCTGATAATACTGCGTCAAAAATTGAACAAATTGTGGATATTGTAGTCTTACATATTCGGGAAGTTGATTAGAAACAATTTGACTAACCTTAACTCTTTGTTCTGCCATTGTTTTTTTCTATTAATATGGATTATTGTTTACGTTTACATAACTAGATGATGAAGTAAATGTTGAACCAGAAAGATCATTTCCAGAAGAAATTGGATCGGCAATCATTTCAACATCAACTCTATCTAGTTGAATAAACAAGTCCTGTAGTCCTATAACATCATTGGAGTGTGGGCAAGCAGTAATTTCCATAATTTGTTGATCATTTTTACTCTTTCCAGAAACTATGTTAATAGGTCTAAGAGTAATTCTGCCTTTCATATAGTCAATTGTACCAACATTTCTTCTTCTTATAACCGGATCAGTGAATTTGCCAGAATATAAAGAAATTGTTCCAGTTGTTCTATTTGTAGATGGAACATCATAAAGATAAACATCATCAGAAATATTTAAAACTCTAAAAGCACTTGACTTAATATTGAAACCATTCATAGATTGAATGTGAAATTCATTTCCAAAGTCAATTGTATATTCGGCAAATGAATTAATAGCAAGACCTAAGTCTCTTCTCATCTTAACACTTGTAATATTAGATGAAACTGCTTCATGGCTTTGATCAATAATACCTAAAAATTTACTATATTTGAATCTTGCACCATATCTATTTAACTCTGCAGATTCTCCGTACTTATTGATATTTGACTGGATTAATGATGATAAAAAACTAGAACTTTCAACTAAATTTGGATTATAATAAATTTTACTATCTGTTTCAAGGAAAAGATATTTTAAATCTAAAATTTCAGGGACAATTCCTGCTACTGCATAACTTCTAAGTTGATTTTTGATATTTTGTTTAATTGAATTGGGAACAAAATCTCCAGTTCTTGGTTTTATACTGATAAAAACTTTTCCATATTGTGGTGGAACAAGATCTTCACCACCAAATACTGATACTGATTCTGCTTCAGTATAAATTTTTCTTGGTATTAAAGTTTCATAGTCTGATGCAGTTAAAGCTCTATTTTGAGTTGAATATATTTGAGGAGCATATTTTCTAATAGAATCTACACTTTCGATAGATTCCCCACCAGTAGTAACATTATCTAAAGTTAAAAAACTAATTCCACTTACAACTGTATAATCTATAGAATTTCTTACATAAGATAACTTTCCACTAAAATCAAGATTACTAACACCATTTGCAGATTCTCCAGATGTTACTGCATATGTAACATCTATAATACTTCCATCTTCAAGTTTTTTACCAAATACACCATCGCCAAATATTAATTCATATTGCTCACCTTCTACTTCTTGAAGGAAAAATATGGTCGATTCTTCATTTAAAACGCTATTCAAATTATTATCAAAAAGATTATCCTTTTTATAATAAGTTGTCGCAACACTAGATGATTCACTAGATCTTACCTTTACTCTCAAGGTGTCAATATCAATTCCCGTATTTGGTAATATAAATCTTTGTTTGAGATTTCTATAATTTACTGTAAAAGATTGCTTAAGTAATGTGCCTTCAAAAATTTCAATATTATCAAATCTTGCAGTGTTATCTATTACTGGAACCGTTACATCTTCAGGAATTATAAAAGTAAATGATTGATTTGCAAATTGATTCTGTGATACTGCAACCACACCTTTATTCAGTAACAAAGATGTTGGTTTTGGTGATATTAACGTAGTATCAACTGAAAAATTTATATTTGTTTTAGAAGCTTTCTTTGATCTTGGGACATATCCAATATTTCTAGCAAGTGAAACAACATTTTCTCTCAATGTCGCACTATCCAAAAATACCTCATTTGATACCATATTGGCATTATATGAAGTAATATAGGTGTTATATGCTAACAGATCAATAATTGTCGATAGATTAGATCCCTCAAAATCATAATCCGTAAAATTGGAATTTGATCTTATGTAATCTATAAGTGTTGTTTTTATTTGGTCAAAATCTAGACCAGTAAAATTTTGGAGGGCCATTTAAAGCACTTATCTTGTTGGTAAAATTGCAAATTCTAATTGCTGCGGAACAATATCTGCTCCTATGATTCTGTATGAAATTGTAATATTATATCCATTATTATCCCAATCAGGTTCTACTAATACATTTATAACAGAAACCCTTGGTTCATAATTTTGTATCAAATTGAGAAGATTTTCCCTAAATTCGGTCGCATTGATATTATCAATGATTTCAAATAGTGGAAAATTTGGATTTAATGTATGAGTGCCAAGATCTGGATTGAAAAATTTTTCCCCAGTTTGTGTAAATATTAGATTACGAATAGATCTTGCAATTGCTCTTTCATTATTGAGTACAATCAAGTCATTAGTGACTGGATTTGGCGAAAAAGCCAAACTCACATCCTTAAATCCCCGACTGACCCGTTCTAATGGCATTTTTTTGTTGTTTTTACAGCAAATCTTACCTTATTTATTAAGGATTTATTGAGTTATTTTTGAGATTCTGAATTATTTTGATTTGTTTTTCCAAAAAATCCATATCCTTGAGTAAAATGACCCGGGCCACAAGAAATTGGACCATTTTCAAGCATTTCTACTTCTTTTTTTAACTTTTCTTCGGGTGTTTCCCAAAAATATTCATCAGTATCACCTAATCGACCCCAGTCAATATCATTTTCGACCTCATAATACTCCGTAGATACCTTAAAATCAGGTATTTTAGCTTCTGATGGTGTTAATGAGATGTCATAAATGCGACAACGGTTGTTTGGATATAGTGCATATTGCCCATTTTCAAGTTCAATGAGGTTAAATGACTTATGTTCCTGTGGAATCTCACTTGTACTGTAGTCAATCTCATTCGCACTATGATGATAATTGTCTAAAGTGCAAATATATGACCCATTAAGTGATCCAAAATTCCTTGTTCTAATTTCCCAACGCATTGAACCAGTAAATTGCTTATGAATATTAGTGACTCCATAATCCATACAATTCCAAAACTGAAGGTTGGGTAAGTCAAGGTCAGGAGAAGGCAGCTCAGGGCGACTACAGAAGGCACTGATAGGCAATTTATCAAACATTGCCGCATACTCTGGTAAATAAGTCTCAAAATAAAAAGTGCGTCCAGGTATGGACTTTGCCGATACCCAAACGCCTTCTACAAATTCACCATGTCCATCTTGTAAATCACGTAAGTATTCCTTACGAACCCATACTTTTTGTGCAGGTAGATTTACAATTAACTCACTCATTTTCCTTGACCCCTATACCTCTTCTTTTTACCATTACGAGAAGACGCTGCGAGTTTAGTATATTGAGACGAGCCTTGACGAGTTTTTTTAGGCTTACCTTCAACATAAGAACCACCTTTCATCATTGCCATAATACTTTCTCCTGTAAATAAAAATCAAATAATACGAGTTTTTTCATGTCCAACACGAATTCGAGGATCACACCAAATCTCAAATCCTTCATCCTTTGCATCAAGACAGAATGAGACATCCTCACCACACATGTCTTGTACATTTCCAGATTCAAAGACTTGCATCTTCGGTGCAAACCATGGATACTCAAGATTCTCAAAAACTCCCTTCTTAATCAATACCCATCCAAATCCTGTGTAGTCCACCGTGAATGGCTTCTTACGCTTGGACATTGATTCGACAGTTTCGTGATTCATCACTCCACCATTCTTACGGAAATCATCCTCTTCTAACCAGTGTGCGACAGATGTAGTTTGACCATCCTCTGTGGCATACCACCCAGCAGTAATCTCTCGTTCTGTGCCATCTTCAGATAATGCAAGATCACACAACTGCCAGAACTTGTTAGTGTCAAATACAATATCACTATCAATCCATAACTGATAGTCATACTCCAACTTACCATCCCAAGGAATTTGCTTTGGTCCACGAAGTACATTTGCTCCCAATACCTTGCAACGTGCAAAGTTAACCATTGAACTATAATCTTGACTGATCTGAATGGCCATACCATTCTGTACCATATCAAAACATAGTTGTACAAAGTTCTTCAGAAAGATATATGAACATCCCCTTCCTGGAAGACAAAATACAATCGTCTTCCCTTTCATACGTTCCTTAATCGCAGGAATGTCAAAATCAGGTTTTGATTCCTTCTTTGGTGCTACAGTTTTTACAGTAAATCCTTTTGCCATAATGGAAATAAACTTTCAGTTCAATTCTAACAGATTATATATGTTCAGTCAATACCCAAGGGCGTCAATACGAAGGTGATTCGAAAGATCCTCCTCCACCATGTTCACTTAAAAATACAGCCTCCTCATAACTTAAATCTTCCGTTGTATAATCTGTCTTCATTAATCCTACCATACTATTCAATTGATTCCAAGTCCTTCGAAACTCCTCTTCCTTTAATGAATGAAATATACATTTATTCTTTGCATATATGTGATATATTTTTTCCATAGGGTCCTCAAAAATTTTTTCGGAAATTTTTTTACTCAATTTGTTTTACATCTTAAAATTATATATCAAATTTTATAAAAAACTAAAAAAGGGACTTCTCAGCCCCTCAAAATTTTTTTTCAGTTTTTATATTTAGCTCGCATTTTGTCACCTCTGTAGGTTAGGGTAGTGATGGATTTTTATATACGGGGACAACGCCCGCCGGGCGATATCAACGAACCGCGCAAAACACTGCTCATTCACTGATATAAACTCATTATAATACGGGAAGAGACTGATGTCAACTCCCCGCACGGTAACTATCAATCAGAACGCAAAATCAGCACTGATAGCAGCATAATGCTCTGCACAATCCTGAATATTAGCATCTTCAATATCAGAGACGATCACATCCAGAATCGACAGAATTTCACTGCCAGTGTTACCTTGACGGAGAAGACCGAGTGCAACTTCGCGAGACATAATAACGAGAGAAAAGTGTAAAGAACTGACAGAGAGTTTATTGACATCTCCAGGTCAATTTGTTAGACTGGTAGCTGACGGATCAGAGTTCTTCCATCATCTCCATAATTTCATCACGGTCGATGTTATCATCATCCCAACGCACGTTATCACCAGTGACGAAATCTTCGTTATTGTGCATACAACGAACGAACCTATCGTAGGGTGTTTCGTTATCACTCACGTACTTTACACATGCCTTGGCAGTGTTATAAAGAAACTCATCATTACCGATCCAGAGTGATACGTTCCAGGTCTCATAATTCGCCCACCCGTTGTAAGTGGTATCGGTGAGATTAGACTGCAAAGTTGATGTCATAAGACTGATGATTAACGTTGACTGATGATCAGATCTGATCTTGAGATTCAATCGGTGAGGTGTCAGTGGGTCCGTCCGATTGCGTCCCTTATACTACTAGAACACTTTACAGGGCCCACTGTTTATAACTCACCAAAAGTCCGGTGTGCTCAAGTCCTCCACATAAGCTGTCACCTTCTCTGCCGGTTCCAGCTCAAAGAGTTTCTCCCAATCAAGCTGGTGCGGGTCGAAGTCATGCATTACATCAAGCTCAAGAGTAATGCGATAACGCTGTTTCTGTGCCTGGCGATAAGCAACTGACATATCTTTGGGGGGATTTGAGTGACTTTTATAGTATAATCTAACAGAGCATTTCTGTCAAGTCATTGCAGGTATTTATCAGAATCAGTGTGATTTTTGTAAGTCTTATTTCTGGAAATTCTGACATCGGGGGGTTGACAATTTCTCGGTGGTGTGATAAGCTGGGGCAGTCT